CACAAGCAAAACACGTGGAAAGATGGTTTGTTGATTTTAAAGAGAGTTTTGCAAAGCAATTTTATACATATAAAGGCGGAAACATAGTAGAAAGACCAGAGCATATGAAAAGTTTTGCATTGGAGAAAATAGCAAAAGGAGAAATATTAGAACAATGGGAGTTAGAGGAGGAAATAGCAAAATTTATAGAAAGAAAAAATCATTATTATTATTTAAGTAGAAGAAACAATGGTTTAAAAGGACATAGAGGAAAGGGAATGCATAACAGGACACCTCTTGAAGTTTTTACTGAAGAAAATCCAGTAGCTGATAGAACAATGCTAACAGAACAGCAGTTAAGACTATTATTCTTGTATGAAGAAATAAGGACAGTACAGCAAAATGGAATTGAATTTATGGAGAATTTTTATCAAAATGAATACCTATATTATCATCAGACAGAAAAGGTAAAGATAAAATACGATCCACATAATTTGCAGTATATTTATGTTTACCTTGATAGTGGAGAGTTCTTATGCAAGGCTGAACAAGCTAGTCTAGCTGGCTGGAAAGATGTTACAGCTATGAAGACACATAAGAAAAGATTACAAAAGATTAGAAAATTAAGTACAGAAGTTTCAAGTATTACTGAAGAAATAAGAGATGACTTAAATTTAATTTATTACAATGATAAGCAAAATATAGAGGAGGCTCAAGTTATAGAAGAAAAGAAAGAAGAAACTAAAATGATTGAGAAAAAGAATAAGGTTCACATAGGTAATGGAATATATGTAGATATATAGGAGGCAAAGATGGATACATTAAGAGCAAGATTAGAGATGTTTTCAGAAGAAAATAATATGAGTTATGCAAAAATAGCGAAAGCCATGGGAGTAGGAGCAAGTACATTAAGTGAATGGAGAAAAGGAACATATGTAGGGGATAATGAAGTATTTGCTGAAAAGGTTGAGGACTTTTTAAGTAGACATAAAAGAAAAATGAAAAGAATAGACTTTTCAGCTGATACAGAAGTTAAAAGAAGAGTATTTCATGTACTAAATACAATTAAAAAATATGTAAGCTCAAATGTAGTGGACCAGCTGATGGAAAGTGCAAAAATTGGATATATTTTTGGAAGAGCAGGACTGGGAAAAACCCATGCTATAAGGGAATATTTAAAAATTTATGGAGGTAAGGGAGTCTTAATAACTGCTGAAAATGGGATCTCAGCAGTTGGATTAATAAGAAAGTTAGCTAAGGAATTAAGACTTGATTCAAGTGGAAATTCTGAAGTATTGAAAGATAGAATAAAAGATGCAATAAGGTTCACTGAAACAATAATAGTTATAGACGAAGGAGAACATTTAAAAGCAAGTGTTATAGACATAATTAGAAGTATAGCTGATCAAACAGGAGTTGGAATTGTTATAGCAGGAACTGAAAGACTAAAATCTAATATATTTGGGCAAAGAAAAGAATACGAATACTTGTATTCTAGGGCAGTTGTAAATATGACATTGAAAGATTTAACAATAGAAGACACTTCAAATATTATAAAGCAATTTTTAAAAGGAGAAGTGGACCTATACAAAGAAGCTGAGCTTCAAGAGTTAATAAAGTACATTAATACAATGGTAAGAGGTTCAGCAAGACATTTAGCTAACTTGTTGACATCTAGCAATGAAATAGCTATACAAAATAATTCTGAAAAAATAACAAAAGAACATATACAGGCCGCAGTTACAACACTAGCTTTATAAGGGAGGATAAAATGAAAGATAAGATTTTAACGGAAGAAGCAAAAAGAATATTGGTTGGAGAGTATGGAAAGGATGCCATAAAGATTGATAAAGAACTTAATGAGTTGGCATCTCTTTCAATAAAGAGAAAAAATTGTATTCAAGCTGTTAATAAAGGTAATTCAAAAGCTAGAGAAAGTTATATTCAAATAGATAACAAAATAAAAAAAATGGTTATAAAAATAAATGAAATTTTGGCTAATTGGTGTTAATTTGAATAGTGTTAATTAGAATTGGAGGAAATTATGAGTGATTGGGCTTTAGGTGGATTATGTTTAGCATTATTTATAGCAGGGTTTAATATAGGACAAGATTTTAAATATAAGAAATGGATTTTTAAAAAAAATAAGAAATACACTTACTGGATAAGTTGCTTTTATTCTATAAAAGGAGTTGGGTCTATTGGAGGTTGGGAATTTGATTTTGTTTCAGAAATGAATAGTAATCAACTGAAAATTTTTAGAGAAAAACAAATTGAAAATTTAAAAAAACAATTTGAAACATCAGATGTAGAATTTTATGTTATTGATTTCAAAAGATTAAAGGATTAAATATGAAATTCAAAGATTTATATATAATTGATGGAATTATCTATGCTTATGAAAGTAATAATGGAGTATATGCAAAACTTGTAGATATATTGACAGGATATGAAATTTTAATTAATTTGGAAAATTTATGGAGGTTTGAATATTAAAACTAAAAAACAAATTTTAAAAGAATTAGAAAGAGTAAATAAAGAAATTGAAAAAAATAAAGGATCTAGTTTTACATTATATCCTTTAATAAAGTATAAAGAAGCATTATTATGGGTTTTAGAAGACAAAAAAGAAGGAGGTAATTATGGACATTAAAAATTTAACTGCTGAAGAAAAAGAGGCACTAAGAAAACAATTTTTAGAAGAAGAAAGGAAGAAAGAAGAAGCAAGAAAAGCAAAGATAGAAGGATATAAAACACTTGTTGACGAAACAGTTTTAAATGCAATGGAAAAGATAAAAGGAGTTTCAACTCAAATTGGACAAGTAAAAAAGGCTATCTTTGCTGATTTTAAAAGTATCACAGAGCTAAAAGGAGAACTATATGGGGTAAATGATAACCAACAATCGCATACATTTACAACTAGCAATGGAAAATATAGTATAACTTTAGGTTATAGAATGGTAGATGCTTTTGATGATACAGTTCACTCAGGAATAGAAAAGGTTAAAAGCTATATTTATAAATCTGTTCAGGATGAAAATAATCATTTACTTGAAATAGTAAATTTACTATTAAAAAAAGATAAAAACGGTAACTTAAAGGCTTCAAGGGTTATGGAGCTAGAAAAAATAGCTGGAAATATAGATGATGCTGAACTAACTGAAGGAGTTAAAATAATAAAAGAAGCTTGGAAACCTCAGAAGTCTAAGACATTTATAGAAGCATACTATAAAGATGAAAATGGTAACAAAGTCAATATTCCTCTTTCTATGACTACAGTAATGGAGGACTTGAAAAATGAAGGAAATAAAGAAACATCAAATTAAATATATTCATACTTTAAAGCATAAAGCAGGCTTAAAAGATGAAGATTATAGACTACTTTTAAAAAGTAAATTTAATAAGAATTCTAGTAAGGATCTCAGCTATAACCAAGCTGAGATTCTTATAAAAATCTTAGATAGATTAATTAATGACTATGTAACAGAAAAGCAAAAAAACAAGCTAAATTCACTATATAGTAAAGTTTATAAAGAAAAAGATAAAAAAGAATTTATTGAACACTATCTTGGAAAAGATAAAACAATGGATAAAGAGAAAATTCAAGAATTAGAAACAAATTTAAAAATTGAATTAGGAAGACTAGAATATATCTGTACAGTTTCGTATGATAAACATAAAAAAGCTGAGTTCTATATAAATAAGGATAAAATGATGACTTATGTAATTGTTGAGTCAAGTTTAGTTACTTGTTATCTTATAAATTATGAATTGGATGCTGAAGGAAACAAAGCAATTTTAAACATTTTGCTAGAAAACTTAAAAAGGGCTAAAATTGCTGAAGATAATTTTGAAGATAAATATTTTAAAGAAAGAGATGACTTAAATAGAGAACTTGAGTTACTTAAAGCTGAAACTGAATTATTAAATTCTAAATTAAAAACTTTAAAAGAAAAACAAGCAAGAATTGAAGCAAGACAAAATGAAATAGCAGGAGAGCAGGTAGAACTAAGAAATATTATAAAAGTAGCTGAAGAAAAGATAGTGAGAAGTAAACTAGCTTTATAAGGAATAGAAATGGAAAATCAAGAAGTTTTGGAACTTATAAGAAAAGCAAAAAAAGGCAATAATGAAGCTACTGAAAAGCTAATTGAAAGGTACTTGAACACTGTTAGAAAGATTAATCATAAATGGGGAAATAGTGATGATGGATTCCAAGAAGGGATACTTGGAATCTACCAAGCAATTAAAACTTATGATGAAAGCTTTAATACAAAGTTTATGACACATCTATATTTTCATATAGAAGCTAAGATTAGAAAATATATAGATAAAGAAAGATATAGAGTCCCCCAGTATGTCATAGAGAGAATTAAAAAGGGTGAACAAGAAAAAGTATATTTTTCAGGAATAGAGGAGCTGGAGCTTGAAGCTAAGAACATAGATAATGAAAACTTGGAAAATAAAATACTTATAGAAAAGGTTTTAAACTATTGTACAGACCAAGAAAGAACAGTAATAAAATATTTATTTTTTGAAGATTATTCAGGAGAAGAAGTAGCTAAAAAACTTGGAATGTCAAGGCAGTGGGTACATAGTATAAAACATAGAGCATTTGAAAAAATTAGAAATAATATTAAAAGTCCTAGAAATTTTTAGGACTTTTTTTGTTTCAAAGGTAAAAAGGGCAAGTTAAATTGTCCTTTTTGTTTTTATAAAAATATTTCTTGACAATATAGTAACAAATGTTGTAATATTGTTTTAATGAAAGGAGGTGTAATTTTGATAAAAAAAGAACTTAAAGAAAAAACAATAAATTTTAAAACAGAAGAAAGCCTATATAAAGAAATTAAGGTTAAAATTGCAGAAGAAGGAATAACACTAAAAGATTATGTTACAAATCTTATAAAAAAGGATTTGAAAGGAGGTAAAAAAGTGTCTAAAGAAAATAATTATATCAATTTAAGTGAAGACTATGAACTTAATTATGCTTTAAAAAGAAATGGGAAAAGTGAAACTGAGCTTAATAGAAATCTCTTAAAAATAGAAATTGAAACTTATAAAATGGAAAATGATGTTTCTAATATTAGACATGATGAAGTAGATAAAATTATATCTAATTCTGATGGATATGAAGTAAAAGATTAAAAAGGACATTGTCCACCCTGAGAAAGTATACAATGTCCTAATGAGTAAGAAGTTTCCTTCTTATGCAATATATTATAGCATATTAGGAAACTTCTATCAATTAATTTTGAAAGGAGTAAAATTATGAAAAAATTAGTTATAAAAGATAATTTAACAAGTTTAGAATTAGTGACTGAAATAAATAAGTTTAGAAAAAAAGAAGGAAATAAAAATGAACTTCTACATAAAAATCTTTTAACAATAATTCGTGATGAATTTGAAATAGAAATTTCACGGCTAGAAATTCAGCCGTCAACATATAAGAGTAGTAGAGGTAAAGAATATCCTTTATTTATTCTAACACTAAATCAAGCTAAGCAAGTTTTAATGAGAGAAAGTAAGTTTGTAAGAAGGGCAATAATCCAATATATAGAAAACTTAGAACAAGCCTTAATTAAATCAGTCAACAAAAAAGTTGAGATGCCTAAATTACCTTTTGAGTATAAAGTTGAAATGAAGGAGCAACCTGAATTAATAAAAATCTATCATACCAAAAATAATATTTTCTATATTAAAGCTAAAGACTTATGGAGAGCATTAGAGATTAATCAGTATCTAAAAAGTTGGATAAATAAGAGAATAGAAAAATATGATTTTATTGAAGACTTTGACTTTTCAATCATTGGAGAAGATTATGCTTTAACTTTGGATATGGTAAAGGAATTATGTATAATAGAAAATACAGTAAGTTCAAAGTTAATAAAAAAATATATATTATTTTTTGAAAAGTATACAAAGGATAATCAACAAAAGGAACTTCAAAAATTAAAGGAAAGAGTAAAAAATAAAAAACTTGGTTATCTTTACAATAATCACAAAGCAATTAGAAAATCGGTTGAAGAAATAATTACTTTTGCTAAGACTTTACAAGTTGGAAGAGAAAAGCTAATAAATATGTGTATACTTCTAAAAGCCTATGCTTATCCACTAGAATTAGATAAAGAATATGGAATTAATGAAGAAGAGTTAATCACATTTGACTATTATCCAACATTACAAAAATAATAAAAGAGAGGATTTACCTCTCTTTTTTAATGGACAAAAATAAGGTCTTATGTTATATTAACTAAGAGGAGGGATAAGAATGACTAAAAAATATATAAGTGTAGCTCAGGCAGCTAAGAGACTTAATGTTTCCATTGGTACAATATATAATTATTGTAGAACTGGGACATTAGGGTATAGATGTATAAAAATTTCTAAAAAATATACTTGGCAAATTGATTTAGAAAGTTTGGAATTACTTGAAAAAGATAGCTCATTTAAAAGCTCTCTTCAAGTTAAAAAAAGTTTACAATATAATCTATTTTAAAAGAGTTCAAAAGCTCTTTTTTTTATGTTCAAAGTAGTGGCAATTTTTATTAGAATTTTATTAAAAAGTATATTAATTAAAAATCAATTAAATACTAATAATTTCTTAATTTTAATAATGGTAAAAATTCCAAAAAAATTCTAAAAAAGTTTATAAAAATTTGAAAAAAGTATTGCATAAATCAAATAAGTATGGTATAATAAATACATAAGGAGGTGAAGAAATGAGTAAAAAGAAAAAAAATCAAAAGAAAGGAGGGAATAAAAAAGAGTTAATTGAACTAATTACGGCAATAATAGAGTTAATCATAGCAGTCCTAACGCTGATAATTCTATTAGTAAATTATTTCAACTAACTCAATATCAAGGAACTGGAGCAATCCAGTTTCTTGGTTAAATTATAACAGATTTTACTCATAAAAACAATATGAAGAATACTCTTTTATTGATAATTAACACATTATTACTAATAACTTACTTGCATTATTCTAAAAATAAAGTTTTCTTTATAATTATAATTTTAATTGATATAATTGTTATAATAAATTCAATCAAGAAAATAAAGAAATTAAAAAGAGGAAGATAATTATGGCATTAGGGGGAAAAAGAGAAGGAGCGGGGAGAAGAAAATTGGAAGAAGAAAAAAAGAAAGTAACAAAATCTTTTCGGATAACTCCAACACTTCTAGCAGAAATAGAAAAAAAATATCCTGAAAAAACTCTCTCTTGGATAATAGAACAGGCATTAATTGAATATATTAAAAAATAAAATATCAAAAAAAGGCACATCAAAAATGGTGTGTTTTTTTTATTATAAATTTTATAATCTTTGCAAATTTTGCAACATTTACTCCTTAAAAAAGTTATAACAAGTATGGAAAGTAAAAAAGTTTAAAAGGAGTAGTAAAAATGGCAAGAATAAAGCCTCCATTTGGATATTTTGGGAGCAAAGGAAGATTTTATAAAGAAATAAAAGAAATATTTGAAGAAAATTATAGAGAAAATTTTGTTGATTTGTTTGCAGGTTCTATGGAAATCCCACTAAATTTTAAAAATGAATTTGGAGAATTAAAGGTATTAGCAAATGTAAAAGATGAAAAAATTGAATGTTTCTTATCTGGGAATGCTGTTGATACATATAAGAAAGGTCTTGAATATATAAAGCATGATTTAAATATAAATGCTAGAAACTTATATGAAGATGATAGAGCCACATTTGAAGAAGTAAATAAGAGATTTAAAAATATATTTTCTAAATGTTGTCCTTGCTGTGGGAAGAAGTTAAGTACAAGAGAAAAACATGAAGTTTTTAATGAAAATGAAAAAAGAATTTTAAGAAGTTTAATGGGCTTTGGTGGAAATGGAATGACATTATCAAATGCTTTTTATTCAAAAGAAAAAATAAAGAAGTTAGAACTTTATATGGAAGCATTAAAAACTATAAAAATAACAACTGATTTATTTAATGAAAATTGGGAATTTGAAAATAGTTTTATATTCTTAGATCCTCCATACATCAGAAAAACAAATGTTGGAGAGGAAGGATTCATAGGCTATAACTATGCAGATGATAAAGGTATAGATTGGACAATAAAAGATGATGCAAGACTTATAGAGTTCATCAAAAGAAATCAAAATAAAAATAATGTGTTTCTTGTATTTGGAAGTGTAGACAATAATCTATCAGGATTATTAAAAGAAAACTTTAAATGTGAATTTATTATGAAAGAGTATAAAAGGGTAACATTTGGAAAATTAGCAGATAAAGCTGAATATTTTTGCTTAATAAAATAAAAATATGGAGGTGTCTTTATGAAGTTAGAGCTCGTACAGGCTAAAAGAATGTATGCAGATAATAAAAGTATTGATGAAATAGCTAGTGCTTTAAATAAAAGTAAAGGCACTGTTTACAGGTGGATAAAAGAAAATAAAGAAGAGTTTGAAGAAGCAAGAAAGTTAAAAGAATTATCAGTTGATGATATGGGTGAAATCTTAGATGAGGCACATAAGAAAATGCTTTTAAATATCATTGAAAACCCTCAAACATTAGTTGACCCAAAAGTCGCTGATTCGTTGATTAAAATAGCAAATGTTTTGGAAAAAATGGATAAAAGAAGAGAAAAAGAAAAGAAAGAAAAGCAACATGCTGAGGAAGAAGAAAGAGGGGTGTTAATAGTTGATGATATCAAAGAAGAGAAAGCAACTTAAAATATCAGACTTATTAACTTCTAAATTTTACCCCCTTTATTCAGCTTGGAAAAGTAATAAATACACTCGTTTAGTTTGCAAAGGTGGAAGAGGTTCAGCAAAATCAACTAATATTGCTTTGATTTTAGTTGTTGATTTAATGCAATATCCCGTCAATACGATTTGTTTTAGAAAAGTAGGGGAAACACTTAGAAAATCAGTATATGAACAAATAAAATGGGCTATTAAATTTTTAGGAGTAGAGGAATATTTTGAGTATAAACTTAGTCCCCTTGAAATTATTTATAAAGAAAGAGGAAATAAATTTATTTTTATGGGAGTAGATGACCCACAAAAAAGTAAATCTATAAAAGAGGCACAATTTCCAGTTGCTCGTTATTGGTTTGAAGAACTTGCAGAGTTTAAGAATGAAGATGAAGTTGAAACAGTTTTAAATTCAATATTTAGAGGAAAGTTAGAAAAAGGACTTATTTATAAAGGTTTTTTTTCATACAATCCACCAAAAATGAAGCATAACTGGGTAAATAAAAAATATAATTATTCTTTCATAGAGAATAATGTATATGTACATCATTCAACATATTTAGAAAATCCACATATATCAGAAGAGTTTATAAAAGAAGCTGAAGCAGTTAAAGCAAAAGATGAAACAAAATATAGACTCGTATATATGGGAGAACCAATAGGCAATGGACTTGTTCCATTTCCTAATTTGGAAATAAGAGAAATAGAAGCGACTGAAATTGCAGGACTTGAAAAATTTAGAAATGGAGTTGACTGGGGTTATGGAGTTGATCCATTAGCTTTTGTTAGATGGGGATATGACAAAAAGAAAGGCATTATTTATGCACTAGATGAGTATTATGGAGTAGGTTTAAAAAACAGAAATCTAGCAAACTATATTCTTTCAAAAGGCTATGATGAGCTGGTTATGTGTGATAGTGCTGAACCCAAATCTATTGATGAATTAAAGGAATATGACATAAGTGCATGGGGAGCAAAAAAAGGTGCTGGAAGTGTTGAGTATGGAGAAAAATGGCTTTCTGATTTGGAAGCAATAGTAATAGATCCAAAAAGAACTCCAAACATATCAAGAGAATTTGAAATGATTGATTATGACACTGATCGTGAAGGAAATCCATTACCACGCTTATGTGATTCTAATAACCATACAATAGATGCAACAAGATACGCATTTTCTAATGATATGAAAAAAGGGAAGTGGGTATATGAGTATTAGAGAATTTTTTAAAAATTGGTTTTTCAAGGATTGTTCTGTAATGACTGGAGATGGGAAGAATTTTGAAGCATCTGAATATATGTCAACAATATGGGAACAGCCAGGCTTTATGCTGCCAATTAAGAAAAAGATAAAGGCTTGTCAAAACATAGAAATGGGCATTTATATAGGAAAAGAGGATGGAAAGAAAAAAGTTGATAATCATATTTTAAATAAGATTTTTAGAATGATTAATCCAAATACATCATTCCAGGACTTTATAGATTATTTAATAGTGTGGTTAGAAGGTTCAAATAATGGAGTTTTATTAGAACTTATAAAAGGGCTACCCTCACTTGCTCCTGACTTATATATACACTCACCAAATAATTTTACAGTGTATTTTGAAGGTAGAAGGATAAGAGAAATAAGAATTCATAACCCAGCTAAAACAATAACTGGGGATGAATTAAAAAACTATATGTGGCTTACTTCTCCAAACTATGACAACATAATTGATGGAGTTAGTGGAAATGGAATAGGACAAGGAAGAAGCAAACAGAATGCATTAGCAATATTTGGAGCTTATTTATTCAAGGCTTGGAAATGGAACTGGAGCTTGGCAAATAATTTAGGAAAGCCAGGAGGAATACTTCAGACAGAAGGTGCAGTAGATAAGGAAGATAGAGAAGAAATAAGAAGCAAATATTCAGCACATTACGCAGGAGCTGAGAATGCTGGTAGCCCTTTGGTACTTGGTTCAGGGTTAAAATATCAAGATACTTCAAAAGCTCCTATCGATGCTGATTGGAGTACAGCAGAACAGAAGGCACATGAAAGAGCTGCTATTGCTACTGATGTCCCAGTTGAATTAGTTGGTGGAGGAGATTCAACTTATCAAAATAGGAAACAAGCAAAAAAAGAACTATATAGAGAGGCAGTAATTCCATTTTTTAACAATTTAAAGAATTGGCTTAATTACTTATTAAGTGATTATTTAAAAAATGGAGAGTATATAGACTATGATCTTTCTGGTGCTGATGAGCTAAAAGATGATATAGGGGATATTATTCAAAAATTAGAACCATTAAAAAATAGAGTAACAATAAATGAATATAGAAGAATTATATCAACACTTACTGATTTAAGTTTAGAGCAACTAAAAGGTGGAGATGTCTTACTTATTGGTGGTGGAGATATGACATTAGAGGAAGTTACTGAACCAGCCACAACAGAAGGAGAAAAAGAAGAAGATGTATGAAAAAGGAAGTTCAAAAGATAAAAGCAATTAAAGCACTAGAAAGGCGACTAAGTGCAAGAAATAAGAAAATTATAGAAAAGATATTTATAGAATTAAGAGACAAAATAATTGAAGATAATTCAAAAAAATATGATGTAAAAATGATTATAAATATTGACTATGAATGGCTTTTGAAGAAATTTAAAAAGGGACTTGAAGTAGTTTACTTATATACATTCGAGGAGACTTTTAAAGGCTTTCAAAACATCTACAAGAAAACAATAAAATCTAAAACTATAAAAGGTATTAGAGATTATTTTTTAAAGGATTGGAATATAAAGAATGCTGGAAAACAAGCAACTAAAATGACAACAACAACAAAAAATATTTTAAATAAGATAATTACAACAGGGCAAGAAGAAGGCTTATCACATAATGAAGTAGTTAAAGAACTAGTAAAAAATATTAATGGTATGACAGAACAAAGAGCCAGCACAATAGCAAGAACTGAAACAAGTAAGAGCATTAATACAACAAGTTATGAAACTGCTAAAAATGTGATGAAAGAAAAATGCTGGATACATGTTGGAGGAAAAAAGACATATAGACCACATCATAAAGCTCTAAGCAATAAATGGGTTGATATAGATTATAAATGGAAGTTAAAAGATGGTGTAGAAGCTGAGTATCCACATCAAGATAGTTTGCCAGTTTCTGAGGTTGTTAGATGTAGTTGTTTAATTATTTTTAGATAAAAGGAGTAGGTATGTCAAAGAAAAAGATAAAGAAAAGAATTAATTTTTCTGATGAAACTTTAAATTTTACTTGTGAAATTGAAAAATTTAAGGAAGAAGAAGGAACACCAGGAAGATTTACAGGAATACTTGTAAATATGCAAAATGACAGTCTTGCAAAGGGTATTTATAGATTTAAAAAGGGAAGTATGCAAGGAAATAATGGGAAGACTTTACTCCTTTTATATAATCATTATGGTGAATTATTACCAGTTGGGAAATTAGTAGGAGAAGAAACAGAGAAGGGATTTGAAGTTGTGGGAGAGTTTCATTTATCAAAAGATGATAATGGAAATTATATAAATCCTGAAGCTGTAAAGTTGTATTCACTTATGAAAGAAATGAAGCTACCTTTTGAAATGTCAGTGGGTGGGAACATTGTAGATTATAAAGAATATAGTGAAAATGGTAAGTATTACATAGATATAAATAAGTTTGAAGCTCATGAGGGGAGTTTAACACCCAAGGGTGCTGTAAAAGGTAGTAAAGTAACAAGAGTATTTAATAGAGAAAATGGAGGAATAGGACAAATGGATAAGGAACAATTAAAGTTATTAATGGCTGAATTATTAGCAAATTTTAAAACTGAGTTATTAGAAGCTGGAACACCAGAAGAAATCAAAAATTTACCTACTAAATTCAATGAAATTAATTCAAAGTTTGAAGAAATTAAAACTGAATTAAATGGAGAATTTAAAGCTGAAATTGAAAAGCAAATGACTGAGTTTAATGAAGTTATTAAAGGATTAAAAGCAGACTTTAAAGCTACTCCAGCAGAAGTTACAGTTGCTGAACAATTTAGTGCAATGATTCAAGAGGTTGAAAAAAATGGAAAAGCAACAGAAACTGTTTTTAATTCAACAACAGAATTAAATTTTTCAGCAGATCCTGCTAATACAACTAATACATCAAAAGCTATTAAAACACAGTATGTAAATACAATACTTGAAAGATTAGTTGAGCAAAATTCAGCACTTGGAGATATAAAGTTTATTCCAATAACAGATGGAAGTTTAACAATTCCAAGAGAAATTGCAGGTTTACCAGAAACTGGTTGGATAGGAGAGGAAGCAGACAGAGAAGAAACTTCTGTATCTCAAATTGACCATGTAGTTATAGCATTACATTCATTGTATGCAATGCCAAAAGTAACTAACAAATTACTTGCTACCAACTTTGTAGGATATGCTAATTTCTTAATAAAAAGAGTTGAATATGCTTTATCTTTAAGATTAGCAGATGCATTATTTAATGGAACAGGGACAAATATGCCTACTGGAATTTTAAAAGATAACAAAGTAACACAAGAAATTGAAATAGATACAACTGATGACACAACATTTGTTGATTCATTAATAAGTGCTTATTATGCACTAGATGAGGAAGTTGCAAGAAATGCAAAGTGGTACATGACTTCTGAAACTTGGGCAGGAATAGCTAAATTAAAAAATAAACAAAAAGATTTCTATATTACTGACTTAAACAATGGAAATGCAAGAACTTTAATGACTAGACCAGTTGTTTTAATTACTTCAAAAAATGCAGGATTAAAAGGAATTACTACAGCAACAGCCAATGAAATAGTTGGAGTATTTGCAGATTTAAGCACAGCAGTAATGGGAATCCAAAATAATGCTATGACAATGAGATTAGAGGATAAAGTGACTTCTAAAGGATATACAAAATACTATATGGAAAAAGGCGTAGGTTTAGGGGTTCAATTACCTGAAAACATTTTAAAATTAAAGAAAAAAGCATAATTTAAGAGGGTTTATTCCCTCTTAAAGTTCTAGCAAGGAGAAAAAATGAGTATTAAATATGATTTAGAAATTGCTAAAATGCTCACAAACATTGAAGATGAAAAGCTTCTAAATTTTTATATCAATGCAACAATAAAAAAAATAGAAGTAATTTTAGGTTATGAGCTTGTAAAAGGGCAAATAACAAGTTTAGTTAGTGGACTTAATAAAAAGTATGTATTCTTACCTAGAAAGAAAATTGAAAGGGTATTGAACGCTAAAAGTGGGTGTAAAAAGCTCCCTTTTAGTTTTGTAAATAGAAAAGTAATATTTGATGAAATTATAACAACAGATTCTTATGTAGAAATAGAATATATAGCTGGCTATGATGACTTACCTGAAAATCTTTTAATGTTCATTTGTTCAACTATAAAAGAAGAGCTTTCAAATGCTGAGGGCTTAAAGAGTTATGGAATAAGAGGAATAAACTATACTTTCCTTAATAAGATAGAACAATCAGATAACTTCATACGAGGAGTTAAGGAATTGTTTGGAGTTGTAGAAATATGATAGTTAAATCATTAAAAGAAATTGAATACTTAGCAAAACATCAATTAGAAATTGGAATATTAGCTATTGATAAAAGTTTAATGGGAGAAGATGGAAAAACAACAATATTGAATTATGCAATATGGAATGAATTTGGAACTTCTGATATACCAGCTCGTCCTTTTATGAGAAATGCTTTTGATAGTAACAGAGGAATTATTTCAAACTTAATTCAAGCAGCACCCAAGAAGGTTATAAAAGGGGAAAAGAGTGGAAAAGAAGCACTTATGGAGATAGGAGAAACTATAAGGGGTTTAATAATTCAAAGTATTGCTACAGCTCAGGCTTGGGCAGTTCCAAATGATCCAAAAACTTTAAAAATAAAAACTAAGAATGGACAGACTAATAATACAAAACCACTTCTTGATAACAGGTTTTTAATCAAGTCAATTAGATATCAAATAGTAAATGAAAATGGAACAATAGAATATTTAGCAGATTTTAAGGATGTATAAAATGGATAAAGTTATTTTATTAAGTAAGCACATAACAAATATAAAAGTTATTTCAAAAGCTGAAGGAAGATGGGAAAAAGGAAAATATATAACTGATGAAGAAAAAGAAAAGATTATAAAAGGTGTATATATGCCTGTTTCATCTGATACTTTGAAATATTACCCACAAGGCGAAATAACTCTTAAAGATATGGAGTTATTTACAAAAGAGAAGCTAAAAGAAGGGGATATTGCTATTTTAAAAGGAGAAGAATTTAAAATAATTGAAATAACTGACTTTGATTATTTAGCTGACATAAAAAGCTATATTTTGAAAAGGAGCACAAAAGATGATTAACCTTATAATTGAACTGCTTAATAAAATGAGTAATATCCAAATTATCCCAGCTTTTACTGATAAAAAGCTTCCAAAAAAGCCCTATGTAACTTATCAAGTTTTAAATATAAATAGTGCTGATTTTAGAGGATATACAGAAAGAGAATATATAAAAAAAGATGAAAAGTATCTTGAAACAACTGAATATAGAGTAATGGCAAGACTTCAATTTGATGTATATTCAGAAACTCAAGAAGCAACATTAGAAAATGCAATTGAACTGAGAGAATTAATCCTTTTTAATGCAAGAAGAGAAATCGGAAGGATAGATGCTGGAGTTGTAAAAAGTAGTGAAATAAAATCATTAAATGAATTAATTAATTCAAAATATGAGTATCGTTGTACTTTTGACATAATTTTTGAATATATGAAGCTAACAAAAGAAAGAGAACTTGAATTAATAAAAGAAATAGAATTATTAGTTAATGAAAAGCATAGAAGCAGAATAGCAAGGAGGAAAGAATAATGGGAGTATATAGAGAACCAGTAAAAATAACATTAGAACAAGAATTGAATTTAACAATAGCAGCACTTAATAAAACTCTTATAGTTACAAATGATAAAAATGCAGATTTTAAATACTATATGAACTCTAAAGATGTTGCTAATGATTTTGGAAACAATTCAAAAGTATATAAATTAGTGGAAAAATTTCTAGGACAAAGAGATGGGGACGGGAATATATTAAAACCTGATTTCTTTGGAATAATTGGAGTTACTGTAAGTGGACAAGAAAAAATTGAGGATAAATTGAAAGAAGTGTTAAATGAAAATTTAGACAAAGAGTGGTATGCACTTTTAACAACTTTTGATAGTGTTGAAACAATAAAGGCTGTAAGTTCATTTTTAACAGAAAATAGAAGAGTCTATATTACAGAAGTAAAAGCTTATCCAATAGCTGATAATTTAAAATCTGATAGAATAGCACCTATTTGGAATTTAAAAAGAGATGAAGCAGATAAAGAATATAAAGCAGCAGCTTATGCAGGAGTAGTTATAACAAAAGGTGCAGGATACAGAAGTTCAATGATAGAGTTACAAGGGGTAACAGCTGACACTGAACTAGCTAAGAAGCCTGAACTTACAAAAAATAATATTACATTTGTGGAAAAAAGAACATCAGAAGGCTATATAACAGCCAATGGTGGAAAAGCAACAGATGGAACTTATTTAGATGACACAACTGCTATTGATTGTATCATTGTAAATCTAAATGAAAATTTAGAAAAAGCAATGATAAAAAAAGGGTTTCCACAAGATGATGAAGGATATGCTTTTTTGGAAGAAACTTTAAATAATACTATGGAAGAAATGGGAGCTAATAAATTAATAGCTAAAAAAAATAAAAAATATGAGTTCATAGTATATCCTGTAAATCAAACAGCTACAGAAAGAGGGCTTAGACTTGTAAGACCTAGAGTGCTTTTTAAACTTAGAAACTGGGCTTATTTCATTGATTTAACATTAATGAAAACTAATAAGGATATTGGAGGTAATGAATAATGGTTGATTTAAGTAAAAAAATTTTTATATTTAATGGTTACACTTTTAAAAATTTTAGAAATTTAAGTGTTGGAGCTCCAGAGGATAGATACAAACAATCTGATAAAAGTATATATGGGGAAAGAAGAGTATTATACAGTCCTGATCCAAATCTTGAAATAACTATTACTGTTGCAAGTGGAACTGAAGATGAAAAAATACTTTTAGATGCTTCAGAGAACAGAATAACTGGTTCAGGATATTTTAAAGATAGTTCAATTTCTAAATACAGTAGAGGCGTAACAATAAAAGAAATTGGAGTAAATAAAAGTGAATTGACTAATGATGGTGAATCAGATTCAAGAGAATTTAAATTGGTATGTGTTGGAGTTAATGAGGTGATGAACTAATGGAAAATAAAATAACTAAGGAAGAAAAAAAGGAATTAAAAAATAAAGAATTTTTAGAAAAAATAGAAAATAAAAATATTTCAAATATAATCTTTAAAACTGAACATTTAGGAGCTTTAGAATTTGACTTAATGATGACAGGAAAAGATTTTAAAACAATGGATAGATCTTTTAGAATTGAAAGAGTATCAACTGATACATTCCTTAAATTTCTAAATAAAAAAGATGAAATGGTAATGTCAAAAGAGGCATTAAAAACTTTTATAGCTTATCCAATAGAAGCAAAAGACATAGAATATTTTAATATGGATCAGGAAGCGTTAGAAACAATTATAACAATTATTACAGAATTTCAACAAACTCCCTTTTTATTCATTAGCAATTTTGGAGAAATTAAGGGAAATTAAACAAGGAAGGTTTGATATTTGTTTTGAATCTAAAATTTCATATTTTAATAAATCTGTTAGTGAACTGTGTTATGAGGAGTATATGCTTTTACAATTAGCTTGGGCTAATTATGTAAAAAGAAAAAATAAAAATTAGAAAGGAGGAAAGTTAGCTATGCTTGAGCAATTAACATTAGCTTTTAAAGTAATTGGAGATGGGACTGATTCTTTAAAAAAAATTGATGCACAGATTGATGCTTTAAAAAATAGTATGAATAATACTAAAAATTCTATTAGTTCAGCATTCAGTAGCTTAAAGAATAAGATTAGCTCAGTAAAACAAAGTATAGTTAATTTTAAAAATAAAATTAAATCAACTTTTAATACTTTAAAAGCAAAAATTATAGCTAATTTTCCTGTTATTTCAAAATTAAGAAGTGGATTTAATGGACTAAGAAATAGAATTGGACGATTTGGGAATTATACTCAACGGCAATTTGAAGCTAGTCAACAGAAAGCTAACACATTTTTTGGAATAATAAAAAGAATTGCTGGAGCATTAGCAGCAGGA